AGTGGTGGAAGCTTTGATGAAGGACGTGTTCAAGGCGGAGCTTTGACGGCTAATACACTTGGACTTGATCCTGATGGGGCATTTGGAACAGCAATTAACTGGCTCGGTAAAGCTGCACGTATCAACACGAATCTCCTGACGGCTGCTGACGAGTTTCTAAAACAAGTCCTGTATCGTCAGTTCCTTCGTCAGCAGTTGTATGCAGAGGGACTTAATAAGGGAATCAAAACCGGACCAGAGCTTGCTTCCTATGTTGAAAAGAAACTCAACGGCTTTGTTGTTCAAGGTGGTAAGATGTATAACGAAAAGAATCTGTTTCACTCTTACAACGAAAAGGCAAAGGCAGCAGGACTTACAGCCGATATGGGTGTTGAATATGACCGCTTTATCGCCCGTGAATACGAGAAGAATCCCTTTGATAAACGGAAAAGCGCCCTTGCTGATGCTGCTTATGAATATTCACAACAAGGAACCTTCTCCCAAGATACTGGAGATGCGTTTACTACGGGCGTTATGGGTATTTTAAATGCTCATCCTGTTTTAAAGTTTGTTCTTCCGTTCGTTAAGACACCAACAAACATCCTTAAATTTGGATTGAGTAGATCTCCGCTGGGGCTTGCAAGGGATGCTGTATTGCTTTCAACAAGCGCTAAATTTAGAGAAGCATTTACGAATGGATCTCCTGAGTTCCGCGCAGAGCTTGTTGGAAGAATGACTGTTGCCAGTGCATTTACGGCTTCTGTTGCTACTTACCTAATGAACAGCGAAGGAAAAATCACAGGTCACGGCCCCCAGAATAAAGAAGAAAAGGATGCTTTGAAGTCCACCGGATGGCAACCTTACTCGATTAAAATCGGAGATAAGTATTACAGTTACAACCGCCTTGATCCTATTGCGACTCCTTTGGGAATCCTTGCGGACCTCGCTGAGTTTAACAAAGTAAACGCTCCTAAGTCTGAAGAACAAGCTGAGAATGCCCTATCTGGATTGCTGGTATCGTTGACTTACAACCTTACTGACAAGAGTTACCTGCGTGGATTGAACAACCTATTGAACTGTTTGCGAGATCCAGAAACCTACGGTCCTAAGTTGATTCAAGATATTGCAGGTGGCTTTGTTCCAAACACTTTGAACCAACTCCAAAACATGGAGAACATGACGATTCAACGCGAAAGCCGTTCAGTGATGGATGCCATGATGCGTAGAGTTCCCGGTGTAAGCGAAGAGCTTCCTCCACAAAGAACCTTCCTTGGTGATGTAATTTACAAGGAAAACCCTTTGGGACTTTTGAACGTCGTAAGTCCTATCTACGTTTCGACCAAAAAGAACGACATTGTTGACCAAGAAGTCTCAAGGTTGATGCACGGATTTGCTCTTCCTCCCGCTAAAATTAACGGAATTGCTGATTTGGACATGAGGAATTTTAAGAATACTGCGGGTGTTCAAGCTTACGATAGGATGCTAGAGTTATCTGGTACAACCACGATTGACGGTCGTAACGTAAGACAAGCTCTTGCGATGCTAATGAAATCTCCTGAGTATAAATCCTTTCCATCTCAAAACATGGAGGATCAAATTGGGAAGTCTTCACCTAGAATCACTGCGATTAACCGTGTTATTAAGCGTTATCGCAATAAGGCACAGGTTGAAATGCTCGGGGAATTCCCAGAATTGTATAATATGATGGGACAAATGACGCAAAAACAAAAAGATTATCGCTTGGGTAAATTTGAGAATCAACAATAAATAACTAAAATGGCTACTACTTACGAACTTTCATACTTTGAAACGGACACTGGGCTTTCTGGAACCACCTTTGTTTACGGCTTTGATGCCCTTACTGAGGGAGATATCAGAATACTCGGATACATCGCTGGTGTTAATTCGGATATTTCGTCAACCATTTTGACCGTAAATACGTCCACAAAGACCCTTACGCTATCCACAGCACCTACGGGTTACGACAAGATTCGCATTTTTAGAGCAACCACTCTGCTTCCAATTGTAGACTTTACTAGCGGTGCTGTGTTGTCCGAGGATGCACTTAATACTGCCTATAAACACGCTTTGTTTGCAGCTCAGGAAGTTTCTCAGGATGCCGCTGATAATGCTAATCGTTCTGTGATTTACACGGCTGACATCAACAACGGAGCAGTTACGGCTGAAAAACTAGCCATTGATTCTGTCACTGCAACAAAGATTGCTGATAACGCTATCCTTGATGAGCATATTAACATAGGGGCTGTAACTACAACGAAACTAGCAAACCTTGCGGTAACTGATGCTAAGCTTGCAGATAGCTCTGTAACCACCGCAAAGATCCTTGATGCCAACGTGACAGCAGGGAAGCTTGCGAATACCTTGGATCTTTCTGCTAAGACGGTTACTCTTCCAGATATCAACAACCCGTTTGCCAAACAGCTATTATATGTTGTAGAAGAGTTTGCTAGCGGTACAGCAGGAGGAGCATCCGTTGCAGCCACACAGCACATCAGAGCGCTTAATACAACCATTGAAAATGGAATCACTGGGGCATCCTTGAATGCTGGAACATATCGAGTAACGCTTCCTGCTGGGAAATATTATTTTGATTATACGTCACCGTCTCACCAGACGAACTCCAACTTTTCTTTTATATATCAAGTATCACCGAGTCCTGCTGGTATTATCGGAAACGGATCAAACGCTTATTCATCATCCACTGACTCAAGTGCAACAACCAGCAGCGGCTCTAATATTATTACGTTGACCGCCACAAGCACTATCATCGAGCTTAGGCATTATACGCAATCAGCCCAATCAGTAAACGGGCTTGGGTTACCTATGTCATTTGTAGGTCGCAACGAACGCTACGCATCTCTTAAAATCTGGAAGATTGCCTAATAGCATGAACGATCACACACATCCTCCTGCTTTAATTGGTATCATCGGACTCTTGGCTAACCTATCTCTTGAACAAGTGAACACAGGTATTGCAATAATGGTTGGCCTAGCTACATTGATCTATATGATCATTAAGATCCGTAAGGAACTTAAGAACAACAAACAATAATTATATATGAGTGAAGAAATACATTTTGATCGCGCATTGAAAATGGAGGGACTCCAAGATCTTTTGATCGATGAGTTTATCCAACAAATCAAAAGCGGTGAGTCATCCCCTGCGTTGCTTAATGCCGCCCGTCAAATGCTTAAGGACAACGGCATCTACGCCACGGTAACCAAAAGTAGCCCCTTGGGTGAACTCGTTAACCTCCTTCCGTTTCACGACGAGGGACTTGATCGGGTTGTAGGAGAGTAAGAGTATAACCTGACGATATGCACCAAGTTCCACACCAACTTAAAGACTTTAGAAACTTCCTGTATCTTTGCTGGAAGCACCTAAAGCTCCCTGATCCAACACCAATCCAGTATGAGATAGCCGACTGGATGCAACATGGTCCCAAGCGGGCTGTCTTGCAGGGGTTTCGGGGTGTCGGTAAGTCGTGGATCTGCTCTGCTTATGTTGTCCACCAGTTGTTCCTAGATCCCTCTAAGAACATCCTTGTGGTATCTGCGTCCAAGACGCGCGCCGATGACTTCTCTACGTTCACGCTTAGGTTGATTCACGAAATGCCCATGTTGGAGCATCTGAAGCCCACGGACAAACAACGGTTCTCCAAGATCTCCTTTGATGTTGGCCCAGCACCTGCGTCCCACGCGCCCTCTGTGAAGTCCCTTGGGATCACCTCGCAGCTCACAGGTTCCCGTGCGGACATCATTGTGGCCGACGACGTAGAAGTCCCAAACAACTCAGCAACCCAGTCACTTAGAGACAAGCTCAGTGAACAGGTGCGGGAGTTTGAGGCCATCCTTAAGCCCCTTGGGTCTTCTCGGATCTTGTTCCTTGGAACTCCCCAGTGTGAAGACTCCATCTACAACAAACTGATCGAGCGGGATTATTCGTGCAAGGTGTGGCCTTCTAAGATCATCACGGTAGCTAAGAACGAGAAGTCCTACCAAGGCAACGTAAGTGAGTCGTGTGTTGATGACGCCCGTGAGGGACTCCCCAGTGAACCCTTAAGGTTCTCTGAGCTGGACCTTGCAGAACGTGAGGTGTCCTATGGGCGCACAGGGTTTGCCATGCAGTTCATGCTTGATCCTAAGTTGTCCGACTTAGATCGGTATCCCCTAAAGATCAACGATTTGATCGTGATGGACATCGACAGGGACAAGGCTCCTGAGAAACTTGTGTGGGCACAGTCACCGGACCTCATTTGGGACTCTTCAGTGCCCAACGTGGGATTCACAGGTGACAGGTTTTATCGGCCCTTTAAGGTCGTGGGGGATCACGTGGACTACCAAGGTTCTGTGTTGTCCATTGACCCCTCGGGTCGTGGTAAGGATGAAACAGCTTGGGCAGTCGTAAAGATGCTCAATGGCTACCTTTACGTCAGCGAATTCGGGGGTCTCCAAGGGGGCTACGGTGCTGACGTGTTGAAGACCCTTGCCCTTAAGGCTCACCATCACAACGTCAACGAGATCATTGTGGAGTCCAACTTTGGCGATGGAATGTTCACGGAGATCTTTAAGCCCTACCTTGAGAAGGTCCACCCGTGTTCCATCAAGGAAGTCCGTCACAGCACCCAAAAGGAGAAGCGCATTGTGGACACATTGGAGCCAGTAATGAACCAACACAGGCTTGTCCTTGACCCTAAGTCCATCAA